CATCCTGAACAACACCATCACCATCTTCGTCATACTGTATACCCAGACCAAATTGCATATCTAGTTCTTCATCAAATCTTTCCTTGTAGAATATAATTTGTTCTCGAAAAGGATCTGACTCAGGTCTAAATGTAGATAATTTGGGTAGGATATGCTGAGCAAGAGCTCTGTAAACAGTTGATCTTGTCCATTGTGACTCAGTTAGTTTAGCTTTAGAGTAATCTTTTCTATTGTGATGATTATTATACCATTTGATCTGCACAAAATTTGAAACATCTGTTTCAGCTTTCGCTAATTCAGGTGACCAGTCTTCCACGCCTTGATCAAATACCTCTGATGCATATTCATATAAGTCTTTGTTTGTAGCAAATGCCATATTATTATCTCCAGTTTATGTGGGCGGGAGTTGCCTCCCGCTCACTGTAATCAATATAATTGAATAATCAATTATTATACATTGATTAGTTTAACTGCACGGTTAGCGTCAATAAGAGCCGCTTTTGCGTGAAGTGAAGTTACAACATCGTTACCAACAGCCGCCGCTCTACGAGCAACTTCAGTAGTAATATTTTGTTGCATAGCAATTCTCATTGAGTCTGCACCAAAGATATAACCTGCTGTGTTTGAAGTAGTAATGTATGAACTCATGAAGAACTGAACACCTGCTAGGTTTCCAATTGAACCCTGTCTTAGAGCTGTTGCTTGGAAAGTATCAGTTCCAGCGAATGCCGCTGTTCCGATTTCTTTTAGGATGTTAGTTGCTTCTGCTGGTGTTAATACACCGTATAATGGACCCATTTCACCGTTTGCACGAATCTGTGCAACTGAATCAAAGATGTCTGCTACTGATAGTGGAACAGAGTCAGCTGTTGATGATGTTGCTGAGTTCAGTGCTGTGTATACTGACTGGTCAAATGCTTTTGCTACTGCAATACCTAGAACTCTACCAACTTCGTTTGCGTCGATGTTTCCTAGGTCACGAATAACAGTTCTTGATGCGATTAATTCACATACAATGTCATTCTTTGTTACTGCTGGTAACTCAGATTCTAAGTCAGCATTTGTTGCTGATGATACTGTGTCTGCGTCTACTGCGCCTAATTCTGGAACTCTTAGGATACCTTGTGGTGCGTTTACCACAGGAATAAGTTCGCCGCCTAGGAACAGTGAATTCTCATGGGCGTGGTATACTGCCGCGGAACGAACCGGAACAACCAAACCGTCTGAGTTTAATGTTGACATATAGTTTTCGTTTGCCATGATATATTATCCTTTATAGTTTACCTGACTTCATCATCTTCTTATAAATCTGACGATGTTCAGGATTTGTCATGTCTAATTGCGAAAGTTCAACTTCTGTCGAACTTCTTGGTGCCGCATTTGACTCACTACCTGTACCTGCAGGTCCTGCTGACCTGAAGTATTGATTACTTGCTAGGAACTCTTCAGTTAATTGATCAATGGACATGGGCTCTGCAGAGTCTGTATATCTAGGTTGGCCTTCCTTATCGATAACAATAGCTGAACCACTGTCGTCCAATTTAACTGAACTTCTTAACAATTTTGCAACATGGTCTGGTGCCACTGCTTTGAATTTACTTGCTGAGCTAATAAGAGCACCATCAACTTTAATTGTTGTCAACTCATCTCTGAGTTTAGCAATCTCTGCTGAAGATTTCTCTTTGTGTTTAGCTACAACTTTATCAAAGTCTTGACGCTTGATTAGTTGCTCCTCTTCTACTGATTCTTTGAAAGCCTTTAATTTTGTGACTTCCTCAGGATCATAAGAGTATTTGGCTTTGGTCTGTGCCACACGCTTTGCAACGATTTCATCCAACTGCTGTTGACTGAACATTTTGCTCTGTTCCTGGCTTTGTTTAGTCTCCTGTTCAACAGCACCAGTCTCTGTTGATTCAGTGTTATCTATGATTTTGTCTGTCATATCAGTATCCTTTTACATTTGTATTTATTCATCTTCAATGGGCACCCAGAAATGTCTACAATTATAGCCACCTCTTACAACAAAGGGATCGCCAGGTTCTTTTCCTGCCCAATCATCGTTCCATATATCGAAGATTTCATCTTCTGTATATGTTTGTCCTTGATGTTGATTGCACCAATCTCTTGAAGTTCGTATAATGCCACCTTCATATCTGTATCTCTTGATACCCTGTCTTTTGGCTCTGCCTTTTGTAAAGGCACCATCAAACTGCATGACAGTATCATTAACCTTTTTACTTGCTAGATCTCTGACACTGTTAGTGACATTGACATCATTTAGTCTGTCTCGAATTACTCTAGTTGCTTGTGCTACTTCATCTCGAGTAGCAGTGCCACTCTTAAGTAATTGATCCAGCTTTCTTTGTGTTCTTTTTACTAGAGCATCGTCGCTCTCCATAAAAACACCAGAAACTCTTGCTCTTGCTGTTTTAACTAGTGCATCTGTGCCTAAACCTGCCGCTCCTGCTAGTGTAAGGGCTGTTATGACACCCTCTGCACCGTTTCTTACTTCACTCTGCACACCCAGTGCAGTGGATTCACTCAATGCGGACATTGCTAGATCATCTTCAACAGTTTTTACACCATCACCAATTGTATCTTCAGCAATTTGTTTAACTTGACCAACACTTGTTTTAACACCTTCACTGTATCTTTCAAACTCTGCTATAATAGCAGGTCTTAGACCCTGAGGATCTGCACCCTGTGCTACTAGATCTGCAATTGAATTTTCCAGAGCTTTTAAATTATCAAAAACTCCTGCTTGTATATCCTGCAGAACTGTATCGATCTTTTCAGCGTGTTGTTTTGGATCCATTATAATTCATCCACATGCACATATCCCTGATCACCCAATGCTAGATGTTCTTCTTCAGTATTTGCTACCAGGACATCACCTGTTTGTGGGTTTGTCATAGTATGTGGTTTGAATCCTTCATTTGCTTCTGTAATCATAAGGTTTGCTTCTTCATCATCTTCCACAACCATATGAATCAACTGTCTATCAATCTCTTTCTGAAACAGTGGATTTTGCACACCACTTGCACGAGCCTTGGTTAGGAATTCCAACCTTGCGTGTTCATCCTGTAGATCAAATGATTCTGAATATTCAATATCAAACTCTTCAGGTAATTGTAATGCTTGCCAGTCTGCCCAGATACGCCACATTTTTATTTCTGTTTCTCGAATAGTATCTGATATATCAGCTAGTCTAGCATTCAATAAATTTTGTTCCACTTTTAGTGCAACACCTGACATGGGTTGACCTGTTACAGCTTGAACAGCCGCAGTGTGTGTCATTCTTTTTATTGAATCATTTAGTTGACCTATACTTGATAATATACCACTTATAGTTGAATTACCCGGAGTAAGAAGGTAAGGTTTTAGTTGTGGATCTATATCTTCCTGTATAGTTACAATACCACCAGCACCTGCGGTTGCATCTGTTGATGGTGTTTTTACTAGAGTAGGGTGTGAACTAATTCTTATAGTTTGTTCCAGTTCACTATATAGGTTGTATATTGATTTTTGTGCATTAGCAACATCAGCAATAATACTGTAACCCATACCCATTGTAGGAGATTTTAAAGGTGAGTGACAAATAAATGGAACATAACCAAGAGGATTTGGATATTCTTGCATGTCCACTATTTTGCTGGGTTTGTTTAGTGTGTCTTTTTCAACTTTGTATTTGTGAACATGATCTGGATACCAGACTGTGATGTTCATAAATTCATCATTGTTTGATTCAATAACTTTAATGTATTTTAGTTCTCTTTTTCCTGCTATGTTTCTTTCATAATACCAATCCAATACATTGGCTGGTGAATAATTTACAGCATAAGCACGAATGCCCAGTTCTATTTCCTGAGCTTGTGTGTCTACAGCATATGAAGGTTTGTCAACCAGTATCCATTGATTACCCTGCACCATTGCAAGATCATTCATTGTTTTTAGGAAACTGTTTAGACTTTGTCCTTCCTGGTCTGTATCATTTAACCATTCATGAACTAGAGGATGTTCATGCAATAGTCCCAGTGTTCTGTGTGGTAAGTTTCTAAATAGAAAACTTCTATAGATATCAATTGTTGTTGCTACTTGATTGTCAAGAGGTGTTGATTGAATACGCTTGTAGTATTGATCGCCCGGTGAATTTTCTTCACCGATATATTTTGTTAGGTATTCTCCAGCTTTATATTGTTCACCACCTATGTAACTTCTATAATAGTAGTCAGCTTGACTAGCATGGTGCTGATATGCTGGATGTTCCTGTAATAAATTGTCCAAATCCATCATGTTTATATACTCCTATAAAGGGTTATGCAGTTATTTAGCCTTAATAATGACCGAATCTCTGCTGTGTTATCGGTTCGTGTTGAGGTCTCCTAATAGGCGCTAGTTTATTAATGGCATAACCTACTGCATCGTTCATATGGTCATACACGCCTTTGTCAGGTATTCTAGTATTCTCCTTGTATACCTGTTTGCTCAAACAACTAATGATGTTCTTGCATTTAGGATCAACACTGAACTGGCCCTGTTGCATAGCTAGATTGACAGCACTTATTCTATCTTCTACCCTCGGGTTTGTTCTATTGACTGACAGATCTATGCCTGCCTGTCTTAGGATATTATGATCACTGTTTCTACTGCTGGTCTTCATAGCTTGTCCACTTGCATCAGGATATCCTATAATCCTTTTGTTCCGATATCTTCTAGTTAGTTCATCTGCCATTTCATATGTGTTGCTCTGATTAAGAACAACTTCATCATAGAAATGAAAGTGTCCATTTGTTACATCACATATCGCACTTACTAGTGGTGTGACATTGAAGTCCATACCCACATGAACAACACGGCTGTCAACAGTTTTAGTCTGTATCATTTCCGGTTTCCAGTTGTAGTATACAAGTCCTGAATAGTTTACAAAACTTGCTAGGAACTCCTGTTGAAATGTTCTTTCGTCCATTTCCCGTTGAGCTTGAGCAACTTCATCGGCACTTACTTGCCCGCCTTCAACTGTGGTATAACTGTATGCACTCCAGTCTTCCAAATGATGTGCATGTTGCCACAAATCCTTGAACCAGTTACCGCCTCTGGGTGTTGAAATAAGCAGTGCACCGCCCTGTCTGTCTGCTAGTGCGGGTCTACATACTTCAGTCCACATACGCTGTTCCAGCATGGCGCATTCGTCCAATACTAGAAAGTCCATGCTTACACCACGCAGTGCATCAGGATTATCAGCACTACGCAGGTAGATTTTACTACCATTAACCAGTGTAATAGTCAGGTCACTGATATTAACCTGTTTGATCCAGCGAACTCGACCCAGTTTTTCTAGTAAAGTATCCCAGATGATCTGCTTAACCATCCTATAGGTAGGTGCAATATAGAACACCTTACTATTAGGATTTCTGGCACTTCGGGCAATCTCCCAAATAGACAGATATGATTTACCAAATCTCCGTCCGGCCGAAACGCAGGCAAATCGTGTAGTTCGTTCAAAGATCGCACCCTGGGGTTTTGTTAGTGGCACGATTATACTGTTTCAACGAATACCTGAAGGTCAGCATTAACTTTAGCATCTGTTGAGCCCAGTCTTTTTGCACGAACTTCTACACAATCACCGTTTTCAATTACTAGTGGCACTTCTGACACATAGTTGAAAGCGTTGTTGTTTAGGAAAAGAGTTTGTTTCTTAACAAATCCTTTACCAGCTTTTCTTGAAAACACAGCTACTTCTGCTGATTCAATTGCTGTTGCAAACAGTTGTGATATGTAGATCTTTTTGCCTGACATACCATATATTCCTGCAAAACTAGCATTAGCATCACCAGCATCCATTTGTAAAAGAGCTGTGGATCCATCATTTGCAAATACTGTAATGTTACCTGCATTTACTGTTCCGCCTGAACCAATTTTGTTTACACTTATACCTGATACACTTGTAAAGAAGCCTGAACTTGTTACTTGATTTGTTCCATTTAAGTTAATGTTCTCTTCCAGTTCCACACCCAGTGGTCCTGTTCCAACTACTTTAACACGACGAGCATGTCCTGAACCTGAATTGGTATCGTCTGAACTTGCTGATACTACTTTGATCTGTTGACCTGTAGATTCTGTTGAAGGATCTGTATATAGTTCATTACGAGTGCCGCCCAGTTCATTCAATTGTTCAAATGATGTGCCCACTGCTGTATTTGATCCTGGTCTACCAGTTCCTGTAAGACCTGTAATGTTACCTGCTTGAACTTCTAGACCTGCAGGTAGATTAGTTACTTTTTGTGTTGATATTACTGCCATAATATTACCTCTCTATGTTTTTGTGGTTTCGGTTTGTTGTGTTTCCTGATCCCACATATAAACCAAAAAACCCTGCGCCTGCTCCTACTACTGTAGCAACAAAACCTGTTTGTGCTGTTGTTGGGTCCGGCATGGCCATGAACCAGGTTGTAACACTATAGAATGCATATGTATAAAGTGCCATAAGCAATCGTGGTATTATTCTCCAGTTAGCCATTAGTTCCGGTATCTCACATTTGATGAAATACCAAATCTGTTTCGTATAATACTTCATTTTCTACGCCTTGCTAGAGCTCTTCTTCGTATATCAGTATCATGCTTTTGTGTGCCCCGTATGAAACTGTTTACTCTAGCCATTGCCCAGCTCTGCATAGTTTGTCCGGGTCTTGAACCTGCACCAAGGAACGCACCTTTGCCTCGCTTGTATACAGCTCGTAAATCAGTTAGATTGAATAGTTTACTGGCTTTAGCCTTTTTACGCAGGATACCCAGTTCTCTCTGACTCAATGGTTTATCTTTTTCGGCCAAGTTCTATTCTCCTGTTGATTAAACTTTGTGGTATTCGTTTACCAGCTTTATATAAATCACTTATCTGTTTTATAATACGAGCAAGTTCCTGTCTTTCTCTACCACGAACACCCGACAGATATCTTTTGGGTAGATCTGTTTTCTTATCTCGAATTACCTTACGAACATGTTTCATTATATTTCCCCACTTGCAATCATCTTACGAATCTTGTCTTCTGCCCAGGCCAGTGCAGTTTCTCCGCCCCAACCCAGATGTGCAAAATAACCTTTACCTCTGTTGCCACTGTCTCTCTGTGCTTCATATATGGCACGAGTTCTTGACAAGTAAGCATACATTCTTTGTATTACATCTGGTGATAACAGTTCACCTTTTGCAATCTGTTGTGCTCTTATCTTACCTACTCTTGTTCCCCAACGCTGACTGGGTGCCGCATTTTCATTATATTCAATTGCTCTTTTAGCACTAGCCTGCATGGCTTGATTTGGTCTGTAAGGCATTTCTTGCGTCCTGTAATATCTTTCTATCCTGTTGTATCAACACCGGTTCGGGTGTTGAATGTCCACCATATTGTGGATGACTGTATAACCATTCTTCATGCTGTCTACAGCGGTTCAATCTCGTGTGTATGTTGCGAAGTTGTCGACCACTAGCAGATCGGTGTATCCAAACTCTAGCAACATAATTCTGTAAAGGTGGTATACGCTGTGATCCCCGCCAGGGTTGAATGTCTATCCTTTGCTTACGCCAATAGGCTAGACTCCAGGGACAAACGCTGACTATACCTGCAAAGTATTCTGACCATTCAGAATTACTTACGCTTGCCGCCTCTTCTACCACCTTTTTTCTTTTTTTTCTTTTTATCGTGTTTCATTATAGTAGCCCTCCTGCCGCTCCTAGAGCTGTTGAAGCAACCAATAGTCCCAACACCCACCAGAGCCTTGCGTCCATTTTTTCAATCTTATTAGATTGTTTAGTCATATCCTGTTCGATATGTTTTAAATGGTTTTCTTTTATAATTTTTATATCAGTTTTTATCTCAGTAATATCTGCAGTATTCTTATCTGTCTGGTTCATTACTCTGACTCCCATGGTAATATTCCATTATCGTCAGTATTTATCGGTTGATCTGTCTGTCCCAGCATCTGTTTACCCAACCATATCAGTAGAGTAGGATTACCATCTTCAACTGCTTTGCGATATTGTGCTCTTCTTAATTTTAGTTTACCCAGGCTTTTGCCCTGTGCAAT